CTGAGTGACCGCAGTCATCTATTCTAAAGAGATTGTTGTTTCCAACACGGAGGCGGTTGACCGGTACCCCCTACTCTAGCTTCACATATCAACGGAACCCTAGTAACCCGAAATAGATCCAAGTCCTATGAGCAGGGGTTGCTTTTTCTCATTGCCCCAACCATTTGCTGCCTTAAGTTAACAGTTGCCTTTGACGCCCAAGTCCAGACCGGGTATTGCACCGTTCCTCAATGGGGCTGAGTCATTGCACTCAGCACAGAGTCGTTATTAAAGTTTGTCTTTGATGTGTGAGCCATGCACACGTACTTGTATATGGCCGTTGTAATAATCTGTTGATTCCAATACTCGCCTTGCAAACTGTTCTCTTGCCTCAATGTAACTACATTCAGACTTGCTTTTGCAATAGTAGAGTATCTCTCTGGAGAAGTTTTCGGTGCCTAAAGTGATTACGTCTGCGGTTAATTCTGGGCTTGACCCGTAGTACTCACGCCAGTCTGAGTCAACTTTGGTTCGTATCTTTTTCCGCTTTTTAATGCCGTTCTTTTGTTTTACTGTCTTGTACGTTGTCTTCGAAAATTTTGCTAATTTTTTGCCTATGTACTTGCGTCCAGATAGATTATTTGTGATCTGATAAACAAATCCCACACATTCTTCGGGCAGTGTCTCAACTGGGGTGTCTTGATAAAGCCATGTCATGTGAGTTTTGGGAAATTGCCTTTCGTGCTATAGTTATGCCTTGTGTTCAAAGTTCACGTAAAAAGTTGCCTCTTCTACCACAGTGTTTGTTGACACTGTGGTAGCGTATTGTATAAAATTGCTAATATCTGTTAAATTTACGCCGTTGCCAGTCCAAGTGGGACGACTACGGCTTAGTTCAGTATCCAAGCGATCGGGTGTGATCAGCGTGGTTCGGAACTTCACTTGATTTTGTTTGAATGCTTGTGTGCCTTGTTGGCTGGCATGCGCCAAGGCTGCCTTGGCCACACGATATGTTTCAAATCTGGGCTCAGGTGCCACCAGGTGCTTTTCGCCTGTAGATCCAATGTTAAAAATCCAACCAGTCTTGTCAGCTGTTTTCCATGCGTCATACACAGCAAAATACACCTGTGCCTGACCAAAGTCAGCCCACAACTCCTGGGGCGGACCGTCAAATGCATTGTTTACAAAAACATCGTATTCCAAACTCAACACAGCAATTTCATGCGTATTAAGATTAATATCAAATCCGTTGGCACGGCTGGCACTATCGGCGCCAAACACATTTACTAGATGCTCGCCTAGTCCTCGATTACCGCCTGTTACTAACATTTTCATCTTGATTGATCCCATACTTTTGTAAACTTCTCACCACAGGTCATTGCACATTCAAACAGTCTGTTGCTGTTGTTGAATGATGCTGTAAGATCCTGCCAGAAGTTGTTGGCAAATATCTCCGGCAATGTTTTGCTGTGTATGTTTAAATTGTCTAGCCCATAACGTTCTAAAAATTCACGCACTTGATTTTTACCATCTACTGTGCTCAATGAGTTTGCACCAGGCAATGTGCCGTCTCTAAATCTTGCATCATACAAATTGTGATTAAAAAAATTACAAGGCAACACAACACCTTCGACATTGACTGTAACTTTATTTCCAGTCAATGCATCGCACTTTATCGGTGTGGCATCAAAATATTCTTTGATGTTGACGTATTGTTTCTTGAGTTCAGGCAAGTATTGCATGCTACGATTTCTATATTGCTCAGTTACCGGTGATTCCAATACATAATCTGTACCAGCAACCGGCCACGAATCTATTTCAGTCATGGTGGTATGGTTTAAAAATCTTCCAGTCCGCCGAATCAGCACATTGTAGAACCCCATGTCTCTACCCAACTGCTGAACTTGTTCGACTTGATGTTCGTTGTGCCGAAACACAATAAAGTTCCATTGTGCCCGTCCGCCAGCGTTAATAAACGCCTGTGCGTTGGCAATGGCACTATTGTATTTTACATTCTTTCTGTACAAATGTAAAGTGTCTGCTAGTCCGTCTATGCCAAAGTCTACCTGACCATAGCCGTTCATGATTGCAGCTATCTCTGCCCAATACTCAGGATCATGCACTCCGCCATTGGTGTGTATGTACAACCACAACGTAGGGCTCTTGCGTCTAAAGTCACGCAAGATCTCCAAGAAGTCTGGATGCATTATAGGATCACCGTAACTGCCACAGAAAAACACTTGTCTCAATCGCTGACATAGGTCTATATCAAACGCTTGATCAATTACAGACCGTGGCAAGTGTGTTAGCGGCATGTAAGGGTTGATACCTGTGCCTAGGTTGTTGCGCGGGCACTGTGGACAGGCAGCATTACAATATGATGTAATTTCAATTTGATATTCGTCAATCTTATCAAAATTAAATTGCAAGATTGACCTCTCGCTGCCATCGCCTGGAAAAACTAGATCGATTGTTGCTGGTGGCACATGTTGCCTGACAAACATCTGTTGGTTCTAAATCAAGTACTTTTAAGTTTCGCAACATCTATATCAATATTGGTTATGTAGCAAGTGCCATTTCAATGCATTGGGAGCCCGAAAATGTAATAAGGCTTCACCGTTACAATAAAAATAGTTGGTTTGCTCAACTGATTTGTTTTCAGGAGTAAATTTGCACAAGCTGTACAGAATATTTTCTTTTACAGGGTATCTGGCCAAATATAATTGTTTGAGTTTTACATATTTGTCTTTGATTATTTTACCATGTTCCATTACAGTGTCTGTGCTGAGATTTTTACCAGAAACTTTTATTCTGAGATCAAATGGAAAATCTACATCGGCAGTAACGGTCAACTCTTCTGAATTTTTAACTTGTGAGTCGGCTATTAACCTATCATTAGAATAACATTGCAACGACATGTAACCATTGCATTCGCCATATTCAAATATTAATTTTAATTCAGCCATCAACTAACTCCGTTGGCTAATTTCATTACGGCCATTGCAGAACTTTTTTGTTTTTCTGCATTTTTTTGGATATCTGACGATATCCCTTTCATGTATGGACCACAAATTTCTAATAATTTGTCCCAGTATTGGGTTCTTTCCTCAATGCTAATATTAAGATCTTGATTGATCCATATAGATGGATATTTGCCAACTTCTAAGTGTAGTTCATCTTGTGTCCTGGCCCATTCGGTGCCTGGCAACACAGATGCAATTGATAGATTCACATTATAAACTGAGTTCCCAGCAAATTGATACCGATCTTTAAACCAGCGTTTGGTAAATTCGTAATCTGCTCGAGTTTCAGTGGGGTTGCCAGTCATTATCAACAGCAACGTGGGAATTTGATATTTTTGAGTCATCTCAAGATGATAGTCGATATCATCATTGGAAAACTTTTTGCCCATTGCATGGCGAACATGCTCTATAACACTTTCAACACCTAACCATAATGTTCCATTTGATTTTTGAATTTGTTCAAAAATTTCTTCAGGGTGCTGAGTGTGTTCTCTTATAATAAAATAACCTTGCCATTTGATTTGTTGATCATACGTTTTGAATTTATTGTACTCGCCGATCAACGATAATAACTTTTTAAATTCTCTTGTGTTGCCATTGGTCAACGAATTTCTCATGGTAAAACTAGAAATTTTATAACGATCAATTTGACAGAGCATTTCTTTAAACACAGATTCAGCTGACCTATAAACATATTTTTTCCAATGCTCAATAATATCACAGAATTTACAAGCTCGAACACACCCACGGCTGTCTGTGATAGGTATCAGTTTATCAGGATATTGATTGAAATTGTAATCACTATAATCAGGATAAGCAAAGTCGTCTAAATTTAATGTTTGTTGCCAAACCATTGAATTGATGCCTGGATGGGTGAAATTTTCTTTTAAAAATTCTATGATTGCTATTTCCCCATCCCCAATAATATAATAATCAATCAATTTAAGAGACAGCATTTCTTCACAGAATGTATTGTTACTTGATGCTATAAAATCTTTAATTCCACTACCGCCGATAACAATCTTGATATCGGGTGCTGCCATTTTGAGTTTAATCAATAGCCATAGACTAAACAGTTGAGACTTATATGTCAACAAACTTAATCCTATAATTTTAGGATTATAAGACAATATTCTATCAACACTATAATCAATTATTTCTTCTAGGTCATCAGCTAATTCTGGACGTTCCTTGGCAACTTCAAAAAACGTTATTAGATCTTGTTTTTTTGGGTGGGTGCTAATGCGATTAACAATCTCAATGTTTAAGTCTAGGGCAACAGAACTATATCCATATTGCACTACTACTGCTTTCAACAATGCCGGCGCCATAACTGGTTCGGTACATTCGGTATAAGGAACTGAAACAAAAATAATATCAACCATGCGTTATTTAAACTAAAATTATGTCATTTCTACATCTGTACTGTAACTGGTAAACCCATTTTCTTTCACAACACGCAGTATGTTCTCCACACGCCCGGCTAGTTCGTCACGATGTGATACCAACCAAATTGACTTGTTGCGCTCACGGGTCATCTTTTTTAACAGTGCCAGGCTAGCCTCAACACCTTGTGTGTCCAGACCCGAGTCAATCATTTCGTCAATGAACAAGATGTTGATGGGATGGTATAAACTTTCCCATACATCACGGAATGCCCAACTCATGCTTAAGATCAATCTATTGCGTTCACCACGACTCAAGTTATCAAAATCCAGTTCACGGCCTAGTTCTTCAATGCTCACACTCAAGTCGTTTTGAAACTTGACTGTGTGTGGCAATCCAATGCGATCCAGGTAGTGTGTGAGTCGTGCGTTCAAGTAACTCAAGTTCTGATCAATGATCTTCTTACGAACAAATGAATCTTTGCTGGTCAATAGTTTCAGCAAGAACTCTTGATGGTCCTGCACTTTGGTCAGTTCATTTATCCGATTGTAGTCTACTGTCTGCAAGGCTTGTTGTTGCATGTCTTCAATCTGTTCACTGTAGGGATCAGTTTCAGCATGCTTGTTGGTAATCTGTTGTAGTAAATTATTTATCTGGGTAGAGTGCTTGATGG